TTCATAGGTCAACTCGGTAAAAAATCAGTAAACGAAATAAGAGAAAATGTCGATAAGGAATTTCGAAAACAACAACTCCGCTTTTTGGGTCGAGGGTGCGGTAACGGTATAAATCTTCGAAAGTCCCAAGGTGGGAAAAAAATTAATTTTACTTCGATGTTAAAAAGGTTCCATCTTCGTCAATGACGAGTTCGCCGCGTTCGGCTAACATTTTTCGGTGTAACATGTGATGATCCCGAACATCGTTCTTATTCTGACCGACGTATGGTACGGCGTATCCATTTTCACACATCCACTTATTTACGTTCGTCCAATTGTTATCTTCCAAAACCCATAATTCACCGAGTGCGCGTCCGTACTTACCTACCGAGTCGCGTTCTGGGCATCTCAGTTCGATCTCACAATCGTCCTTATCGGATTCGACTGCCTTCGTGACCCACTTAAGAATCTGTTTCTTGGCATGTTTCCCATAAATCTTTTCGATCTTATCGGACGTTCGCGATTCCTCGGTATCGATACCGAGTAATCTCACGCGTTGGCGAATGAGTACGTCGAACCCCAAATCGATAAGAACGTCGACGGTATCACCATCGACGACTTTCGAACACGAGTCGATTTTGTATCTGAATTCACACGGGGATTGGTTATACGTTTCTGTCATTTTATATAAAGTTTATGTGTTTATTCTTTAATTATAATTACAAAAAACCGTGTTTAATTTAACCTTAGTCGTTAAAATAAAATGAATATAATTAACTATTAAAATTAATCATGACTATTATGACTTTACCACAACCGAGATTATCTGGTTTATTTGAACCTAGAACAATTGTTTCTCAACCGACTCCACAAACTGATATCAGTAATAATTTCGGTGTTCAATTACCCGATCCATATAATGAAATTCTATCAATTAGATTGTTGATGGATTATTGGAAACGTGGGAATGATAATAAAATGTATGTTATCTGTACCGATGTACAAAGGGATCCGACGACATGGTCCAATGAGTATAAGGCCTCTTATATCGAGAGCCTAAAAAACAACTCTGCTCCTATTCCAATGATTATTAATGAAATTGAGACTGGTATTCACCGTGAAGTTTTAGACGGTGGTCACCGAATGGATGCAATAAAATCTTTTTTGGGTATGAACGGACCCGAAAACATGTTTGCGGTGCACGGTAAAAAATTTTCTGATTACGATTTCAAGGAACAAAAAGAATTCGAAATGATTAATTTTCCTATTCAAAAATATAAGGGATTATCGGATGAGCAACGCGTGTATTTATTCAATCAAATAAACAAGCAACTCGATATGTCAGCTGGTGAGATATTAAATTCTAAAAGTAACACGAGTGTGTTATGCAGACTTGCAAAAGATATTGCAAACGACGAACAGGTATTGCGAAGATTAAATGATCAAAAATTCAAACCTGGTAAGGATAAAGGAGAACGTCATGTTTATATTGTTTTAACAATGATGATGATATTAAATTTTTACGAAGATTTCAATGTTACTAAGAACGGTGAAGAGAGGTTGGAATACACCGAGAAGCCAAATCCTAACAAAATAACTGGTATTATTGAAGATTATGAAGATGAAAAATTCATAAAATATGTAGAATCTGAAAAGAATACAATTTTAAGAGATGTAAGGTTTTGTTTAACTTTATTATCTTGGATCGATAAAGTCGGTACGCGTGAGCTGTTTGTTGTTCAATATCTCTTTATGGAGAGTAAGAAACTTCCTCAACACATTGGCCGTGTTAGGTGTCAAGATATAATAAGATTTGGTAGAGAAGTATTATCTGAAAAAAATTCTAATAAGGCGGTAAGTAAAAAATACTTTGACCGTATTGGAAGAAGTGGGAATAACACTGGGTCTCCCAGAAACGTATCTATAAAAGCAAGATTATTTCATGAAATGCTCAACAATAAAGAATTTTAAAATTATAACAACTTTACTTTTAATAAAAATACTATTTACAAATCAAATTCCTTTTTAGTCCCACCATCGTACGCATTCACAAACCCCGAATCTATCATTTTTTTGTTAATCGAAACCATATCCCTCTTATTTTTGTAGACGAAAACGAGTGTTCGTCCGTACTTATCGTTTCTCTTACACGAAATCCATACCCACCCATTTACCTTAAACTTACACGCAAATGGATTCCACAAAGTATGTTTTGCACGATCGTCGAACCCTAGAAAACTCATGAACGTATATTTCGCGCGTTTCGCCATGGAAACATGTTTATCTCGGTTAGGTGTATCTTTTGGTGGTTTCATTTCGGGTGCGTCGTATCCTATAGTTCGAAACGTAAATTTCAAAACGCGATTGTGAAGTATAATACACGCCTTGAACGTGTCACCGTCGTAAACGTCAGTTACCTTGGCGTACCCTTGGTACTTATCGAGACTAAAAACGGGTATGGAAACGTCAGTTTTTGATAATTTGCGCTTTGTAAAACAATACATTTTTAATATAACGGTATATTCTTTTAATTAATACTATCTTTCTCACCTAAGTAAGATTGTTAAACAATATAAAAAGTGTAAAAGCTTAAACATTAAAGATGGAAGACCCGAATTACGTGTATTTTTCAGACAATTACTATAACTTGACGTGTAACGAAATCATTCGATTATCTAAGAACGCATACAAAGATATTAGTACAACTGAAGATGGTCGTATAGTATCTGCCATAAAAGAAAAGGACGTGTTAGAAATTTTGAAACGTCGTATCGTGTCAGAGCACCCAACTTGGAAATTTGACGTACCAAAGGCTAGAGATACCGCCGATTTCTCTGTCAATGGTATTTGGGTGAATCTTAAACTTACTGCATGTAAAACTAGCGATAACGCGTTCAGTAAGAGAGGGTTTGTAAGATCGTTAACCGGAAATGGTAATTACCCTAAACAGAGTAATTGGACAACGTTCCTTAATTTTATAAAAACAAACGGTGTTTTAAAACACCGTTCGAGAATGAGCGAATATCATTTTTTGGTTATAAATAAGAAAAATGATGATGTATTGTTAAAGAGCGTTTTTGATATTCATAGGTACAAAACGAATCCTTCTAATATTCTTCAGATTGACTGGCACAATGAATTCGCTTTTAAATCTCATTTTACACCCGATATAGATTATAGAAAAAAGGCCGTAAGCGTACTTCAGACGATCCAAGATTCAATTCGACAGCAAGTGTCGATAATGCAAGCATACGCAGATGCAGATTTTGAAAATATCGTTAGTTAAAAGAATAGTACCATATTTAGTAAATGTCAATAAAAGAACTAGGTCAATATTTTACAATTAATAAAAAATTACAATCCTTCGTTTTTAAAAAAGTAAAACATAAATCAAAGCCTCTCCTCGAACCATCGTTTGGCGCCGGACATCTTTTAAGACTATTCAAAGAGTATAGAGATGATTATCCCATGACATGTTACGAAATAGATGAAACTATAAAACCCGTCGTAAAGTTTAACGAAAACCAAACTGTAGAATATGGTAATTTTATGAAAATTGATATACCTACAAAATTTAAAACGATAATAGGTAATCCACCATATGTAAAACAGAGTACGGGTAATTTATATTTGAAGTTTATAGAAAAGTGTTATGAGTGTCTCGATGAAGATGGCGAACTTATATTTATAGTTCCTTCGGATTTTATAAAATTAACGAGAGCGGGTCCCATAATAAATAAAATGATTCTCGAGGGTAGTTTTACAGATTTTTTATTCCCAAACGACGAATCTTTATTCGATAAGGCTAGTATAGACGTTGTTGTTTTTAGATACGAAAAGGGTACGTTCACTAATAAAGCTTTAGTTAACGAGACTGAAATGTTCTGTAAAGTAAAAAATGGTATAGTAACTTTTAGTGATAAAGAGACGCGTGGTAAGCCCATATCCGATTTTTTTAACGCTTACGTCGGTATAGTATCTGGTAGAGATTCCGTGTACAAACAAACATTCGGAAATATAGACGTTTTACAAGATAAAGATAAAATTGAAAAGTTTATACAGGTTAAAACGTTACCGTCGGGGGATGAACGTATAGACGCATGGTTAAATTCGCATAAGAATGAACTTATGAATAGAAAAATACGGAAGTTTTCAGAAAAGACATGGTTTGAGTGGGGTGCGTTGAGAAACATATCACAAGTCGAAAATAATCTAGGTAAAACGTGTATATATATTAGAAATATGACTCGTAGTAAAGAGATTGCTTTTATAGACAAGGTCCAATATTTTGGAGGTTCGCTTATATGTCTCATTCCTAAAAACGATATTTCTAAAAGTGATATGCAAACGATCGTAGAAACCTTAAATTCCGAAAATTTTCGAAATAATTATACGTACGCGGGTAGATTTAAAATAGGTCATAAACAGATATGTAATGCTGAGATATAATTACAAATTTCTAATTTTACTTAAAACGTCACACATTTTCAAATAATCACCTTCGGGTATGGTATTTGAATTGTTGTCTATAATTTCCATGATGGTTTCCGCCGCCTTCTCGGTTTCAGTTTTTATTTTTATATGGTCTTCTAAGGCTGGGCTATAAAATCCACAATCACTATCAATGATTCCATTCCATTTATAACGATCTCGCAAACCTGATATAAAATCACCAATACTCTCATAATATGAGTCGTATGACCAAACTTTATCGTCATAGAATATGTATTCTTTATTGATTATGGCATTGTGTAAGCTATTATTTCCCCAAAATCCACTCTCACCACTTAAATTAAAAAGGGATATTGGGTGAATATACCCATCTTGAATTTGTGGTAACAATTCATTTGAAGATTCGTATTCGAGATTATAGTTATATGAAAGAATTGGTGAAGCGTATATGTCCATACTTACTATAGGCGTTTCTCTTTTTTTACCGCGGTAAGTAATTGTTACCGCTAAGTGTTGTGCATTAATAGTATTATGTATAGTTGAACGAATATATTTATTTACAAAAGGTTGTGGTCTCATTTTACTTAATTTTATTATTAAAACTTTAAATAAATTACTTTTTAGTAACCTAAGTTGCTTTAAATACTATTTTTTTTAAAGTAAAAAATGAATGAAATATCGTGTTCAGTTTTTAATAAAAAGGGGTGTTATAGATCAATAGCGAATAATTCGTTTTCGTATCTTTTAACACTCCATGAGTTTAGGAAGAATATAAAGGAGGAAATAAGACCTTCGTGGGTTAAACTTACAACGATAACCATGGTATCGAAGTTTCAAAATGAGATCGATATAGATAAGATTAGGAGAGGGTTTCAGTATAAAACCATGAAAGGTAATATAATTTTGGCTAAGAAAAATGGAATGGGATGGACGTGGGATATTAAAGATACGACGTTTTATAATCAAATTACACTCGTATATAACGATAAGTTTAGTACAAAGTCCATTAAAATATTTCCAAATGGGAGTATTCAAGTCGCAGGGTGTTCGGACTTATTTGATTGTAGGCGAATTATAAGCCAACTCTCTTATATATTTAATACGTTTGTTGATAAAACCTGTATAGCGCCTATAGAAACGTTTAAGGTTGTCATGATTAATTCGAACTTTAGTTTGAATTATAAGGTAAATCTCAGGAAAATTGCTTCTCATTTCGGTGAATTTTCGGACGTTTTTAAAGTTTCGTTTGAACCAGATAAGTATTCTGCAGTAAAGGTTAAGTTTCAACCAGCAAATGACATGAAAGAAATAACAACAAGTATTTTTGGGACGGGAAAAATTATTATCACAGGAGCCGAAACTTTGAAAGAGGTTGCCTTTGCTTACAATATTATAAATGATACTATAAATAATATTGAAAATGTCAGGGTAAGTCCTTGCGAACCAGAAAAAAGGGAGTTGTTCGATGATTTTTCAGGGTACAAAGTGAACGATGTTATATCTACATTGAATGAAAAGGGTTTTAGATCTTGGAAGTTTACAACAAAAAATAGACAAATTAATTTCTAATGTAATACTAATATATATAAAATGTCTCAACGACTTGGTATGGCCGATGGTAGATGCTTCACTATAAACAGTTCAAATCAACTTTATAATAATTATGTCATGAAGGAGAATGGTATTTCATTCGAGGATAATTATTCTTTCAGAAAACTCCTTCAGAAAAAAGGTCCAGAAATTTTGAGACCATCACAAGACTTGCAAAAAGATGCCTGTGGATCGTGTGACAAGGCTCTTCTCAAAATGCCAAACATATACTAAATTCACGGTAAATTTTGAATATTAACTTCTTTAAGTTTTCTAGATAATGGTACAGTGTTCTATATGTCTCGAGGAGGTAAGAGAAACTAGAAATAGTAAAGCTATACGATGCGGACACGTTTTTCATTCACGTTGTCTAGAAAATTGGAAAAAAAAGGGTAAAGTAACATGTCCCGTATGTAGAAAAGTGTTCGATGGATCGAATTTTAGGGTTCAGATTACTGTATTTAATGATTTCGAAGCGACTTCAAATACAGTAAGCTTAGAACATGAATTTGTTCTAGATGCACTTGATTTAATATTTAATGTTGAACATGAGGAAGATTTAACGAGTGTTCTTGACGACTTTGGGATGCGTGTGTCCGACTTTGATCCCTCTATTCTTAACGCAGAATGAACTACAATACTTTTTGTATTCTAATCCAGGGTAGTTACGTGATGCTTTTCTTGGGTCAGTTATGGCTTTACCCTTTGCATCTACTAAAAGAGGTGCCGTTGCCCAGCCCCTTTTGTGACTGAACACATTTGCTTTAAATTTTAAAATCTTACCAGGAACAAGCTTACCAGCCTGTTTAACTCGATTCAGAGGAACTTTGAAGAATTTAGCTATGTCTTCGTATTTGTTACCTTTTTTGACTTTATATTCAACAAAGCCATGTTGTTTATAAAAATGAAAATCGCCCTGTCTAAAGTAGTTTCTTTTTTTACCGGGTGCTACAAACATCATGATTTTGTAAAAACTTTTTTTACATTTATCGTTGGCTTTTACTATATACACTTTGTTTGGATTATCTGCCATAACACGTCTTGGTAAATCTTTACAGTGTGTATAGTTGTGACCATTGTATATACCAGCGCGCTCACCTGGAATGCTTTTGTGTCTTCTATAACTTTCGTAATCTCCGACGGCGTATGCATAGCAATTATTGTTCCCTATACCTACGGCTCGTCCCCATAACCTCTGGGTATATTTTGGTTCGGAACCACTCAGGGGAAGTTTTTTGTTAGATGTGTTCCTCATTAATAATATACTAGAAAATAAAATATTATTAATAGGTAAATATATAAACATGCTCAGAGATCTTGCCAATGCTAAAAAAATGAACGATGTTACGACCGAAATACTTATTTTTGTTCTTGCTATTCTTATCAGTACATTTGTACTTAGATTCGCTTGGAACAGATCGCTCGTGAAACATATTAGTGTTCTTAAACCAATTAACACATTCCTTGATGCCTTTATTCTTTCTCTTTCTATCGCCGTTGTTAGAGGTGTCTAAATTAAACCTCTTTGTAACCAACGACTTTTTCACCACTTGAACTTTCCATAAATGGAAATGCATCAATTCCATCGCAATTGTTTTTTTCACAATCGATGAATTTGTGTGGTATTTTTTTCTTTATAAGGTATCCTACCTGTTTTTCGGTCCAACCACACCAGGTTGTTCCATATACTGTCCATACAGTTTTACCGTCTTTCAAAGCAAGTGATAATTCTGCCTCTGTATATTTTTCAGTTGATTTTTTTCCTGTATTCATTAGAATGTAAAGATCAATTATAATAAGAATTAAAATAACAAACATTTTACTATTTATACATATTTTAATTTAATATCATTACATATTTTCTTTATAGTTTTATTTTCCGTACTTATACCTAACCTTGTTGCTAACTTGATTAACTCCTGCTTTTTATACGATTCGCACTTTTTTGTACCTATCTTAACGTATCCTTTTTTGGCTAACGAAACGTTTATTTTTGGCTGTGGTTTTTGTTTTATCTCTACACGAATACCTGGTCTTCTTATAATTGGACGTTTAACAACTGTTTTGTTATTTTTTGCCGCGAGTTCTTTTTTAATTTGTTCCATTGTCTTTTTAACTGGGCCACCGTGTTTGACTGTTATATTTTTTGGTTTAGAAGGTGGTTTTCTATTTATGATTGTGTTTATATCAAAAGGTATAACCGCCTTTTTATACGGTGAAAAAAATCTATCGTTGAATATTTGTTTGAAGGTTGGTAGTTTTGGGTGACCTAACGGTGTTGCACGCAAACGCCAATCAAAAACTTTGTTAGTAAGTTTTCCTATATATTCTTCGGGTAAAATACGTTCAATAAATTGTATAACTTCTGCCCCGTTTCTAATACCAGCTATTTTTATTTCAGTTCTTAGACCATTTAAAAATAAATGCATGTCATACATTGGGTGCGAACCACGGTATATTCCCGATTGTTGTTTATACCATAAGGGATCGTCGTCTATTGGGGGACACTTAAAACCTTTAAGGGTAGATAAACCAAAATCAGATATGAGTGCATTTAATCCTATATCATGAACTTTTAAAGATGTATTATTTACCTTTAGTAGTTTAATTCGTGACGGAGACGTGACGTGTATTAATATATTTTGCATGTGTAAATCATTATGTCTAAACGTTGGGTACTTTTTGTGAATTTTGTATAAATTATATAAAACTTGTGTGACTATGGTTCTAAAATGTATAGGCAATAATCTATCTTTATTATTTTTTATATAATCAGATAATGTTCCATTATTTGCGTATTGCGTGTACATAAAAGATACATTTTCACATTTTTCAAAGTGGAACGGTTTAATGGCTCCAAATTTCTGAATACGTTTTCCCATTTTATATTCATATTCGAGTGGTTCGTTCTTTACTATTTTTATAGCTATTGGTTTTTTACACTCTTTATCTATACATCCCATATAAACAGAACCCCACCCACCTTTACCGATATGTTTTGTACCCTTAGATATACTTAAAGAGTTTTCAATGGAAAGGGGAGGTATTTTGTTTCCGGGTTGATATAAAACTTTATTAGGATTACATCCCATACCCTGTATAGTTTTAATAAGATTTTTACCTAAATTAATTTTTTGTTTTTCTGTATTTTTTTTATTTTTTGCCAGTGAAGATAAAATTTTTAAATTTTTAAATTGGCGATCACGTTCCATGTCTAATGTATAAAAACATTTTATTCGTCGATAAGATCGTTCATGATTTCTTCAATGTATTCTTCCTCTTTTTTATCCAATCCCTTAAATGCGAAAGATGGGAGTTTCGCGGATTCTTCGCAGAGAACTTGTGACAATCGGACAGTCACGCCGAATTTATTATCGATAAACCAGATTTGACCAAATTCAACGATACACATACATTTTTGACCTCTTTCTATCTGATCAACTTGGATCTTTTCTCTATTCGAATTGTATGCTTCGGGTGTAAATTCGCCATCTTGATTGGTTTGAATTTTTAACTTGAGTGTATCCGGGTATCCTTCTCTTCCTTGACGAACGAGTGGTTTGTAAAGAGCTTCTCGAATGACATTGACATCATATTCTTTACCGAGCCATTCTTTCGAGTTATCAGCCACTGTTTTCAATATAATTTCATCGAGCTCATTAAGTTTTTTAGCGAGATTTTGAGCTTCTTCATTATCAGTATCGAATGAAAGATCGAGCGAATAAGATGTTTTATTAGTAGCCTCATCTGTATATGCACTTAGTCCGAAGGGTGATCTCATAAAAGGAAGTTGGAGATAAAGTTTTCTTTTATTTCCGTGTGAAATCAATACGGATTTACCACCATTGTTTTTGTTTTTCTTCAGCTGACTGAAGGTGACATCAGATGGGTTGAATTGTTCGGAAACTTGGATATTAATAGACATTTTTATACATTTTATAGGAACCCAAACTTTAAGTTATTTTTTTTCTATATATACAGTAATAAAAACATGACTTGTTCGTCTAATAAAAAAAGTTGGTTGTTTTCCGATTGTGGATGTGGGTGCAAGGGTAAAAAACAGGAACAAAAATTTTTGATTTCCATTATGTCTGCTCTTATATTTTTTATAATTGCAAATCCAGATACATTTCGTCTCATGCGTAGTATATTTGGTAAGTGGGTTTCCAGCCCAACTGGTTGTCCAAGTGCTAAAGGTTTGATGTTGCATACACTTGTCTTTTTCCTTGTTGTTTGGGGTATGATGAATATAAAAAGAGAATCGTTTGAAGTCGAGGGTCCTTCTCCAGATACACAGGAGGAAATTGTAGAAGAAAAGGTTGAACCTATACCAGAAGAGGAAAATGAAGAAGAAGAAATTGAGGACGATGTCATTGGACCATCGGCCGCTCCACCACAAATGGTAGATATGCCTTTGCCATTACCAGGTATGGAAGAAGAGCAATTTGCAATGATAGATAGTGGGCAAATGTTGGAACCCATGGATTTAACGGAACCTACGGATTTACCACCATCTGGTTCGACGGGTAAAGATGATGATGAAGCCGTGACGTGTAAGTGTTCTAATGGTAGGAAAGTTGTGATGGTTTAAAATTCTTCGTCAAATTCAATAGAAGTTGAATCTTCATCCATTTTACCATAATCACCAACTCTTTTTTCAAAAAAATTAGTTTTACCATCAAGTGATATATTCTCCATAAAATCAAAGGGATTTTTTGTGTTCCAGATTTTATCGTGACCACTTTGTTTTAATAATCGATCTGCGACATATTCTATGTATTCAGACATTTTATCGGAATTCATACCGATAAGACTGCATGGAAGTGCTTCTGTTATAAAAGATTTTTCTATAGAGACTGCGTCTTTTACAATTTCATAAACGGTGTTTGGTTGAGCCTTATACTTTAACATTTTGAATAATTCAATTGCAAATTCTAAATGTAATCCTTCGTCCCTGCTTATAAGTTCATTACTAAAACATAAACCGGGGAGGAGACCTCGTTTTTTTAACCAAAAAATTGCACAAAAGCTACCGGAAAAGAATATACCTTCGACACAAGCAAATGCAAATAATCTTTCTGCAAAAGATCTATCTCGACTAAACCATTTCATAGCCCATTGTGCTTTGTTTTTAATACATGGTATGCTTTGTATAGCCTCGAAAAGGTGTTTCTTTTCAGATGAACTTTTTATATATTTATCAATGAGCTTACTGTATGTTTCTCCGTGAACCATTTCGTTATGTTCTTGATACGCATAAAAGGATCTTGCCTCTGTATATTGAACTTCACCAGCGAAGTTATTGTTTAAATTTTCAAAAACTATACCATCCGAACCGGCAAAAAAAGCCAATATATATTTTATAAAATGTTTTTCGTTATCACTTAAATTATTCCAATCATCCATATCCTTTGAAAAATCAATTTCTTCAGCAGTCCAATTCGACATTTGTGCTTTTTTGTAGAGCGCCCATAGATTTTCGTGTTGTATCGGAAAAACTGTGAACCTATCGAGTGTTGGTAAAAGCATTGGTTCAGCTTCTTCTTCTAGAAAATCTTGGAATTCAAAATAGGATCCTATAAGTTTGTCATTAATAAGTATTTGTGGATATACAGAAACTGTCTTTCCACATTTTTTTGATAGTTCATCTTTATTGACCATAGTTTTTTTGTATTCTAAACCATAATCTATACATAAATTAGTTGCAAAGTCGCAGTATTGACATCCTTCTTTGGATAAAATTTCTATTCCCATGTGTGCTAATATCTGTAAATATTTTTGTGTGAAAACTTTAAACATGATAAATTTTTCAGATATCCAGCCTGGGGAATTAGTAAAAGTTTTGGTGACATTAGAGGACGATATAGAGGATGAAATGTATGCCAAAGTGAAAGAAACGTATGATAATTACATGGTAGTTTCTTATTATACAGAAACTAGTATGACATATAAAGGGGCTCGCCTTTATGAACTTGAAGATAAGGATGAACTTGTTCAGGAAGATAATTTATCCGAACATCACCAAGCGAGTGAATATTTTGAAAATGTAAAGGATAATTTATACTATATGATAGATGAAATAGACTCAGAAGAAGACAGTGATATTATAGACGAATCCGACGATGATGGTTCAGATTTAAGTGGTTTTATAGTTTCTGATACTGAAATTGACGGTGTTGTAATACCACCACCTAACCATGCCATGATAGATAAGGAATGGAGAGAATGGCAACCTACTAGCCCTGGTTCTATGAGGTATAAACAAATGGTTGATAATATGGAAGAAAGAGCAAGAATACAAGCTGATAATTTAAATTTTTAAAGCCTAAGTCTGCGAAATTATTATCAAAAAATAACAGTTTTGTATACCATGGAAGAATTGACTGCTAATATATGGTCAGATGTCGATCATTTACTCAATAAAAATAAAATACAAAAGTCAGTAGATAATAATTTATGCAATATATGTAGAATTCCTAAAGTTATAACATGTGAAGGGTTCCCAACGTGTCCGGGGTGTGGAATAATTGATAGTACTTTTATAGATGATACACCTGAATGGACAAGTGGTGTTACAGATGATGGAAAAGTTAATGATCCGTCTAGGTGTAGTAATGTAAATGCTAACCCAGAATTATTTTCAAATGCTTGGGGAAAGGGTACTGTTATTACTACTAATAAGGGATCGTCTTATGAAAATAAACGTATGGCTAAAATAAATTTTCATCAATCTATGAATCATAAGGATAGATCTTTATTTCACGCTTATAAGGATATAGATGAATTTTGTTATACCTTACCCGAATCTGTTTTAAAGGATGCTAAGATGATGTATAAAAAATTTAATGAAAAAAAATTAACACGGGGTGCTGTTCGAACAGGTATTAAGGCGAATTGCGTTTTATTTGCGTGTCGAATGTCTAAAATACCTCGAACAACAAAAGAAATTTCAGATATGTTTTCTATTCAACCAAAGGATATTAGTCGAACTTCACAAATGTTCAAAGAAATTATGTTAGGTAAAACGTCTCAAAATTATACAACTATGCCATACGATGTAATGAATAGATTATTAAATTCGTTTGAACTTTCTAGAGAAGAGCGTTTGAAATGTCATAAGATGTGTTCTAGTTTAGAAGAATGTTCCGAACTTATGAGTAAAACGCCAAATAGCGTGGCTTCTGTTATTATATATATGATCGTAAAAGATAAAATAAGTAAAAATGACATTTGTGAGAAGTGTTTAGTATCTATACCAACAATTAATAAAATTGAAAATATAATTAAAAAATACTTAGAGGATAAAGTTATAGATTAATATATATGACAAAACGACCGATAAGAGTTTTTATTAGTACGCCATGTTACGGTGGTGTATGCATAGAAAAATACATGATTAGCATAATACAACTTCAACTTGAATTTATGAGAGAAGGCATACAGATGGTTTTAGATACGACAGAAAATGAAAGTTTAGTTCATCGTGCTAGAAACGTTGCCATTGGAAGATTTATGCAAAAGAGTGATTGTGATTATTTCATGTTTATTGACGCAGATATACATTTTGATCCTAAATCGGCTGTTCGTCTCATAAAATCGGGGTACGATGTTTCGGTTTCATTGTACCCTAAAAAGGTTGTTATGTGGGAACAAGCTAGTAAAGCGATAAAAAGTGGTGATAATAGAGATTTGGCAATGTTATCATCTTGTTTGGTTGCTAATATAGGTGCTACATCAAGGAGTGTTACTAATAATAACTTTATTGAAGTTTTGGATGGTCCCACTGGTTTTATGGTTATTAGTCGGGATGCGCTTAAAAAAATGCACGAACATTATACTGATTTGAATTGTAAAAACGATCATCAAAATAGAGATTTTGAAGAGTATTGTGCAGTTTTTGATTGTATGATAGATCCGGAGACTAAAAGGTACCTTTCAGAAGATTATGCATTTTGTAGAAGATGGCAACAGATTGGTGGTAAAATATATGCCGATGTTCAAGCAACTTTGGGACATGTAGGAAATTTACCCTTTGGAGGATGTTTAAAAGACAGGCTTAAGGTTTAGGATTTTAATATATAAAAATGAAGTTTTGTACTATTATAGTTACTCGGGGTAAATCGTGTCACGTTAAAACTTTACATAGCGTTCTTAGGTTTAATTTATTATGCTTACAAAGTCAAACTGAAAATGAATTAATTTTTGTTAATGAGGATCCTTACGAAAAATCTGAGATGATACAATCTAAGATGAAAATATGTGATCGTATTTTATTTATTGATTATGGTATATCTGTAGATGATGATTCTTTAAAAAAATGTTTTGAGCAATATGAAGGTGTCGGGGTTTTAGTTTTTCCGGGTGTAAAAGAAGGTATTGATTGGGAAATGTTTAAAGATAAAGTGAAAAACGATGTTAAAGAACCTATACAGCAAATGGGTATGCATTTTGATACGAGTGTAGGTAGAAAAATTACAGAAGATATATACGTTGTTGATGAAACTTCTTCTAAATGTTGGGTAATGATGACCAAAAATGTTTTGAAACATGTAAAGGATAAAAAGAGTGGTTCTTTTAAAATTTATCCAAAAATGACCACGATGTTTTCAAAATTAAGGGAGTCCGGTGTTAAAATTCATGCGTATGTAGAAGCTAAGTTGACCATGACATATGCTCACGAATGTTTGAGTAATATTTTACATTCCTCGGGTATTAAAAGTAATTAAAGATTAAGATATAAATATTAAACAGAATGAACCGAGTGTTTGTAAAGAAGGATGATCCTCTTTACAAATACGCGTTAGACTTTATGGAAAGGTCATGGGGTACTAAAGGTAAAGGTATATTTCCGGGGTGCCAACCTATATCCATAGAAAGAGGACATTTCAATATTTTATCGAATAACGATTATGTTGTTTGCGAAAAAACGGATGGTACTCGGTATATGATGATCGCTATTCAATATGGGATGCAAAGATTGTGTATATTTGTAAATAGAGCACTCGAAATGTTTGTATCCCCTTTAAATTTCCGTGCCATTGTTTTTAAAGGTACAATACTTGAAGGTGAATTATATGAAAATACTTTCATGATATATGATTGTTTATTATCATGCGGTGAAGTTGTTGGTAATAAGGATTTTTTTGGGCGTTTGGAGTGTTGCGAAGCAATAATGAAAAAAGCCATGGTTTTAAAAACGGATGTACTTACATTACAAGTAAAAAAGTTTCATTTACACCAAGATTTTAAAGCGTTTATGGATAAATATCTACCAAAGGTAAAACAGGAAATTGATGGTTTAATTTTTACACCGGTGAATGAACCTATTCGTATAGGAACGCACGAAACCATGTTTAAATGGAAACCAAGAAATAAAAATACAATTGATTTCCTTGTAAAAAAGGGTCCCACTGTGGAAACACCCGGGTGCGCACCCGGAAAACGTGTATGGAGGTTGTATATTCAAGATAGAGGAAAACACATTTTTGAATCTTCTATACCCGTGGATAGAATGCAAGATTATACTTGGTTACGTGACGGTGATATTGTTGAGTGTATGTATGTGACATGGGAAAACGGTCCATTTTGGTGGAAACCAATTAAGAAAAGAACTGATAAAACGTTTCCGAATAGTAGGAGAACGTTTTATAGAACACTCGTAAATATAAAAGAAAATATTAACATGAAAGAGTTTTTAGACTGTATGCCAAAATGAAATGATTATCTTCTTTAGGGAAATGGTTTAATTTTCCTAACTTATCATCGTCTTGTATTAACCAGTCATCTCCTAGATTTGTTATAGACATGTAATGACCACCATATTGAATACCTTTATGAATTATCGTAGATCTTAATTTATACACATTATTTTCGATTTTTAATTCTTCGTCTATTTTTACAAAACTCTTTTTATCGAATGATATTAAAAATATTTTTGGGTATTTTGAAAAGATGTTTCTTGTTGTTGCAACGTGATGTTTTTTACCTTCATTGTCTATGTAATCTTCTATAGTATTCCATTTATTACTTTCTTGAATCATTGTATTTACATCTTTAACATTCTTTTCCATGTTTAATATGTGTATGCAGAATGGGTTTAGGGTTATATTTTTACCTACGGGTGATACTGTTATTTGTTTAGTTTCTCCATAAATGAGTTCCTTGATGTAAGGATAACTTTTTTCAAGTATGTCTATTATACAGAATATTGCGTCTTGTGCATCGTGTGGTTGTCCAATTATAAACCTTGGAAATATTTTTACGAATTCCTGTAGTATGGGACCAATGGTAAAAACTTTTGTTTCCTTGGTATGAAAATAAATGCGAACAAGATTTTCGTATGTTTTTGTAAATGCACACTCACCCGTGTATTTATTATCTAGTATATGAGCTGATATTTCATGTACATGCAATATAAATTGTATTGCAGAATTGAAATAACACGTATTTCCTAAATTTATGAAACCGTGCATATAAAAAAGATGAATAAAAAAGGCTTAAGAAGAAGACGCGTTTATAAAAAGTAAAAAATAAAGATGGACGTACATAAAATTTGTGACACTATTAAACCTATTCTCGAAAAGTATAATAACGATGAGTATATTGAAATGGAACTACGACTCGGTAAATTTAATGGGACGTTTTTTGATACAAACGTAGGTAAAGATATTTACGATAAGATCTTACATAGTTTATATGCTTATAAGGGTTGGGAAAGTGTATCTAACTTTACTTCTGAGGTTTATCATAGAAATGAAGATAATACACGATTAACTATACGAGAAGATACTGGAGAAGAGACTATTATTAAGAAAGAACGTGTATATGTAGAAGATTTTAAGAAATTGGAAAATGCACCTTACGATATACGATTTTGTGTATCTAGAGAAACTCCTATAGAGGATGATGGAAATAATGATTTTTCGAGTAAAAAAATAAAGAATAGAACATCTTTTGTTCGAAAGAATTTATCCATTGATATGACTGTATGTCAGGGTACGAGTGAGGATATGGATTCGGAAGAATTCACAGTATTTCAGATTGAATTTGAAATTATTGATCCACGAAAAGTTACTGATATTGATACTTTATTTAATATCATTCATAAAGTTAAGGATTTATTTAATATCTTGGGTACTTATATATGTTAGCTTGGTTACTAATATTTTGTATAGTATTCTTTTTGCTTTATTCTGACGTAGACATAACCGGTAACCGTGTTATTGTTTTAGGATATAAGACTAAATATTTTTATATATCAGATGGTCAGTCAAAAAAGATGTTTGAAAAAATGAAAAAGGATGGTATGCCAGAAGAATCATTAAAACAATTTATTATGATGGAAGATAGGTTTCTTAGTCTCGAAAGAAAATCCGTGTGTTCGCAAATATCTAGAAAATTTGAGGCATTTGCACTTTCGGATGAAATAAAAAATCAATTTCTTGGGTATGATTTTTCATATCACGCGAAACATCTTAAACAAATATCTGAACCAGAGAAACTTATAAATCGAAATATATCATGTTCATAAGATAAAACATCATACGTCTATTAGAATTTAATTCCATTCGTGTAAAATTATCATACACATACATTATTAAACCTATATCTTCAATTTCACGATTCATATCAAGATATTTTCTAGGATCATCTGATTCGTGAAATTCGTCCGTATAATAGTATTCTATCTCTAATTTTCCCATTTTATATTCGCTTTCGTTTCTTGTTTTCTTAATGTAATCTATTATTACATAAAATATGTTTTCTATTAAACCTGATAAAATATACTTTTTAATGTGTTCGACATATTCGTCTATAATACACACGGGTTCATTTTTTCTTAAGTGATTTAAAAGTAATTCCCGAGGTGAATTATCCATTATATTTATTTTTACTTTTTCTTCTTTAATTCTTTTTCGAAGTTAGCGTATATTTCATTGAGTATTCGTGCATTAGATTTAGAACGCGATCTTGAATTTGAGTTTGAGTTTGAATTTGAGTTTGAGTTCGAGTTAGAGTTCGATTTAAAATTTAAACGTCGTGCGACCTTATTTACTGGTTTTACGGGTGATTTTTTCTTTATCGGTGCGCGTTTAATAACCTTCTTAGTTGGTCTTGGTTTTCTTTTAACGAGTTTGGGTTTTGGTGGTACAACTCGTTTTTTATTTAATGCAAGTGGTGGTTGTCCTCGGAGTTCTCTTCCTATTTTTATAAAACCTATTATCTTATTACTATTAAGATTGGGTGTTTTTGGTAACGACATTGCATAATTAACGATTCTGCTTACTTCGTTTTTACCAAATTTACCGTAAATATTATTCGCTTCTTTTTGGAGTAAAAGTTTCTTTAATTCCTGTTGTTTATCTAATTTCCAATTCTTTACCATATTCTTTTTAATTTTATCTGCTTCACCCTTTTTAATGACTCCGTTTTTAGTTACATTTATTTTTTTGTTTTCTATTTTTGTTAATTTATTTTTAACTTCACGAACGTTTTTGTTTAAATTCATTACGTTTCCGTATTTGTTCATCCATTTTTTACCGTAAAGTTTAATGAGATCGTTTTTAATACTTGTGTTGTTGAGTCTTCGTTTTATATTTTTGTTTGCACGATTTTGTTTTTTCTGTTTATTGAGTAACATTTTTTCTAATTCGTTTGCGAGTGCGTTGGGTGAATTCGGTGTATTTGGTCTATTTTGAAGTTTTTGGCACAAAATTTTTACTGTATCTGTGTCATTTACAGATATACCTTTAGATATTGCAAGTGTTATAAGTTGTTCTTTTTTCATTTCTCTACACAATTTGTTATCGATTTTATATTGAGAGTTACCCTTTTCTATTTTATCGAGGGCCTTGCATATATCCTGTTTTTTGTTTTTGTTTTTAACACCGACAACACCTAATTTTTTAGCAACTTCGAGTAATACTGGTTTAGTAAGACGTTCGCATTTTAAACCACCGATTTTCATAGTACCGTCTTTATCGTACGTAATTTTTGTATTTTTAGATTTAGTCGGTACTTTTTTCTTAGCGGGTTTTCTTTTTGGTTTTTTGAAACAACAATCGTATCCTTGTGGATTTTTTCTAACTTCAAATCCTTCTTTACACGGTGGTCGTCTAGGTTTTGGACACGTCGTTTTCGTAACGACTTTTTTAGCGAGTGTGCGTTGGTTTGGGTTAACGTTTTTATTAACTAAACCTATTGTGTATCCTAATTTGTGTAATTGTTGAACGATTTTCACACCAACTGTATAGGCACGTTCGAGATTATCGGGGTCTTTTTCACCTTGTATTTGTATATTTCCGGAACCTAATTTACCACTTTTGGATGATAATATGAAATTATAACCTTCGTGTATTAAATAAACGTGTGGTAATTGTAATTCTGGTTCATACGTAACTCTTTGTGATTTTAAAGGGTTATCCCTGGCTATTTCGGGGAGTTTAAAATTTGCGTTTATGGAAAATTGTCCGGCGATGTTATTATATTCGATTTCGTTATAAAGAAAAGCGTGTTTTTCGGTGTAATTGTCTATTATATATTTTCGTAGAGCTTCGGGTTGTTTTTTTAGATTTTTAGATCCTAAAAATCCACCCGAAAAACGGATTTTACCGTTTTTATAAATATTAAAACTAAAATTTTTTCTATTTATTCCATCCGTGATATATCCACCAAATTGGGCGGAAAAGAAATTTTTATTTAAATCACCTCGCATACCAAAATTGCTTGTATGAATTAAACCTGTCTGAAAACGACCGTATATACCCTTTATTTCGTTTATATCAATGGTTAAATTGGATGATAATTGTGCATGTCCTTTTGGTCTTTGTTTCAATATATGTTTCAGATCGACACGTTGTTCATTTGTTGTAAATTTGTCATTTACTAGAACATTGTATATACCTGGTTGAAATGTTCCTATTCTGAGCTCATTAAAGCCACTCGATAATGGACGCACTTGACCTGTTGTTATAGGTCCAGGTTCTCTTTCTTGTTGTACCTCTATGTTTGAAGCTCTTACAAACTGTCTTGGGTCCATAGTTATACTATACTGAGATTTTATGATCAGTGATCTTTTGAAATTTCTATATCTTGTATTTTTATATCTACACCGTATAAGAAATCTTCATTTTTTCGTGGTTTGGGTTCGTTTCTATACATACACTCTGTAAGTCTCTTTACTTCAATATCTCTACTACTAAATGGACCAATATAGAAGTCCTGTGTAAATCTTGGTCTTCCAAGGTTATTTGCGTTACAATAGTCTCTAAATTTTTCCTTAAAATCTTTCATCGGACACATGTGTGTGATACCTGTATCTTCGTTTAATACAACATCGTCTGATTGTAAGAATGCTTCGAGTGGGTTTGTTACCGTTGCAACTTGTTTTCTTATATTTTCAAAATATTGTGGTACAATATTCCAAATATCATCCCCCTGATATTTTTGGGAATATTCTAGATACCCACGGACACATTTTTGTAAAATGATTGCTATTTCCGCAGCAAGTTTATTTTCGAGTTGTGGATCGGCGTCTTTGTCTTTGATTTGGCGTTTAAAATCCCACGTCATTAGACGTCTAATGATACTTCCCGAATTATCTTTCCAACTTGGAACTTCGTTACCACCAAGAATACCTGGTATATTCCATGTCATATTTTTAGCTTTTTCACCCTTAACAGCTATAGATACATCTTCCCCGGAAACTATGGATTGGAATTCGGCTTGTTCGAGTTGTAAATCTCCCTTAATTTCAGGTGCAACAAACATATTACCATCGTGAATGGAAGATAGACCGAACTTCTTTTCTATGTTATTTGATAATGTCCTAATATCATCGGCGGAGTAAAATTTTTTACATACTTTTGTAATGAGTGTTGATTTACCAGAACGTGCGATACCTTTAAGAAATGGTATGATTTGCCAATGATCAAGATCGTTTAAATCAAAACATAAACGTCCTATCATTACAAACATCCATTTACATACATCTTCTTCAAAATTTTGCGAACGTAAAACTTGATCAAAATACGGTGTTGGTATATCGTACCAATTTTCAAAATGGCTATAATCATCGAATTCAATTGGAAAGTATTTCGAACTTACCTCGCGTGGATCGAGATTTTGAGCCTGTGGTGATGTATACGGGTAAAATTCGCATTTATATAAACCTGTTTTAGCACACCATTTCCTACCATAAAAGAGACCATTTGAAAATGACCAGAGGTGTCTATTCTTTTTTATTTCAGGAAACTGCATATCGTGACAGTCTTCTAGGTATTTTATGATTTGGTTTATAGTAGTACATCCTCTAGATGTAAGTTCCTTCCATAAATCGAATCGGGATTCTTTTGGAGCGGTTCTATGTACGTAATCTTTTATATGTTCGGTCTGCTGCCAGGCGCGTGTATTAAACCCGTCCGGGGTTCGAATTTGTATGCAGCAGTACCCTTTATATTTCCTGATGTTGTTTTCATATAGTTCTCGTAAAATGACAATTAAGACTTTTTGGAAAACTTCAAGTTCTTCTATGTCTTTTATTACAGAAGGCATGAAAATGTTAGGGTCTGTTCCTGCCTCTGTATTATCTGCAGATGCATAGTTTACTCGTTCATACATACGCGCGGTTCTGAATAGTATTTGCCAAAGATCCTCCATTTGGTTAAAAATACTGTTTATTCGTCTTGATAGTTTTAAGTCGTCATTATCTTCAAGATCAATTATTCCTAAAGTATTAGCCCGGTGATAGATTTCTGCTAGTAAATTCTTTTTAGAATCGTAGTATTCACACAGAGATTTGATTTCGTAGTGTAATGGCTGACCATTCTCATCTAGTTCGTGTGGGCTGTAAAATCGTTTGTAAGAGAGTCGAAGTGGTTCTTCGAATGTAAGCGTTCCTTTTACAGACCAATATGTTTCTAGTCTAGCTACGATATCTTCTAACTCCTCCTGACGAGAGTTTTGTATTACAGATACGGTTAGTAAATTCTCTGTTTCTTCGGGGTTAATATTTTCGGTGATATAATGAGTATCCGCCGATGACATATTCTTATAATTAGTACTTTCTATTTTTCTAAGCCTTTAAATTTTGCAGCTGACTTAAAATTTTTATCATGATCTTGTTCTGAACTTCTAGGGTTCTAGAGATATTTACCAGAGCAGAACACACGGTTTCACCATCTTCATTTGCTAATACAGAACTCAGAAGACCACCGATATCATCGAGACCAGGAATTGTTTCGTCCATATATTCGCCCAAATCTTCATCACTTATATCAATTTCGTCTCCGATTTCGTTTTCATCGACTGTAGATTCAATTTCCTCATTTTCGGATTCGGACTCGGAAAATTCTTCTTCCATTTCATCTTCTTCTGGTACTTTTTGTGGTTCGGTTTCGGTAGACATTTTATATACACCAGGAAAAACCAATTTGTGTTTTTTCGCGAAATTATCTGAAAAAAAAATCTTAGTGTATAGTACAAAACACACACACAATGGCCGGAGGTCTCATGCAACTCGTCGCCTATGGCGCTCAAGACGTTTACCTTACAGGTAACCCAAAAGTCACTTTTTTCCAGGCGGTTTACAAACGCCACACCAACTTTGCGATGGAAACCATCGAACAAACTATTAACGGTACTGCCGCGTCCTCGGGTCGCGTCTCCGTCACTGTCGCCAGAAACGGTGATTTGATCGGTGACATGTACCTCGAAGCGACTACTAAGGCGTCGTTGGCGAACGTCTCTGGTGCCACTAGAGATACTAACTGGGTCGCCGAGCGTATTGTCTCGACTGCGGAATTGTCCATCGGTGGTCAAAGAATTGACAAGCACTACCAAAGATGGTGGAGATTGTACTCTGAATTGTACTTGGCCGAAGGGTCCAAGCTCAACTACGCTAAGATGACGACTAACCCAGTTGGGAACTCCACCAAGCAAGTTTACTTGCCACTCATCTTCTTCTTCAACCGCAACCCAGGATTGGCCTTGCCATTGATTGCTTTGCAATACCACGAAGTCAGAATCGACATTGACTTGACCTCTGAGTTTGACACGTACGTGACTGGCTTGAAGGTGTGGGGTAACTACATGTACCTCGACACTGAAGAGCGCAGACGATTCGCGCAAAAGGGTCACGAATACTTGATCGAGCAAGTTCAGCACACTGGTACTGATTCCTTGACGGAATCGGGGACCAAGCAAGTCAGATTGTCCTACAACCACCCAGTCAAGGAATTGGTCTGGTGTGTCTCTGACGGTACCTCCACTGGTCACAACTTGTGGAACCTTGGTACCCAAACGCAAAACGGTGATGTTGTCGTCAGCTCTGG